CGCATCCAAGCGGCAGCGTCGAACACACCAGGGCCTAGCGAGCCGCCGTAAACTTCTCCCCCGGTAGCGTATTTTCCGATATCACTTGACTGCCAGCTTAAATTTTGTGCAGGTTGAGAAGCAGCGGCTACTTTGGGTCGATCTTTCGGTTTTGTAATAGGTCCTTTCGCAATCGAACGCGTCATATCGCCACTGGGTTGCTGCAGCCTTTTTAAAGACTTTCCTTTAGCTTGACGAGCCTTAGTTTGGTCCGCCTGAGGGCGCCCAGTCTGTTGGGGAAGAGCAGCACCAAGAGAGCCCAGCCCACCAGAAACAGAGGTCATCCGGTTCTGACTAGCAGCCGGACGTTGGGGACGAGGAGCAGCAGCTTGGGGACGAGGAGCAGCCGCGCGAGGTTGCGGACGGGGAGTAGCAGCTCGAGGTTGCGGACGGGGAGTAGCCGCACGTGGCTGGGAACGACTCCGGCCGCCGGGCGCAGGACGGTTACCTCCAGCCATACGTTTAGCAGCCACAGATCTACGGTTGAACTTGTCTAATTTTAAACAATTTTTTCTTAAAAACTAAGGCGTTACCTAAAGATGCTTAAGGAAGCAGATAGTTACGAACTCGATCTAGCTCAAAAAGCTTCGCTGGCAGCAATTCGTGAGGATAAGGCTCAAGAATATGATCGGTACGCCCTAAGGGATCCGTAGCTCCAGCCGCAGCACGATAAGAGTCGATAAAATCAAGCATTTCCTGGCTATCAGCAGGGGCTACAGCGTTAGGGATTACGTCATAGCAATGAGAGAAGGAAGTGACCTTACGTTTCATGCGAGATGCGTCGCCCATCCAGCTAAAGTGCCACCCGGCATCACAGTTCCCAACAACAATATCGTTTGGGTTGTGACGGATTTGCGAGGGCGTCTGATCTAAGTGATCGTGAAGAACAACTGTGCCACAAGTCCAATTATTAGGAGCCTCAGTAGGGCTGCCTTCCGGATTAACGACACGAAGGTCTGCACGCCCGTAGAACATAGGCATGGATAGCCGAACACACCGCGAAGTGTCTGCTTTGGCTAATTCGACCGCCTCCAGCAACGCTTCGGGTTTAGGGATTTCGTCAACGTCACTGAAAAAGAACACAGAATCAGGTGGAGTCATACGCATGCCGACTCCTAAAGCATCCCTCTGGGCATACTCGCGCGCCCACGGATTAGGAATATCTTCAGGAGTAGGAAGCTCGACGTGAAGAACTTGAATCATATCCTCAGGTAAACCCAGAGCCCGGATGGTATCTACACACGTAAAAGGCTTAGGATCGCCTTTAAACGTACGGTCTCCGTCTGTAATAATAAATCCATCTACAATATCTTTAAGTAACTCAATTCTGAGTTCTAGGAGCTCTTTTTCGTCGAAATACAAAAAACAGTCAAACAGCATGACAACCTAAAGGCTGTCAGCATATTAGCGCTTAACGGCGGTATTGATTCCGCCAGAGGCGCGTAAAGCACTATCGCCATTAGTAGGGCGCCGCTTTGCCCGAGCTTCCTCGAGTAAAGACTCTTTCATACCGCGCACGTAATTATCCATCTCATCCTCAGCGGAAGGGTTACCCGTTAAAGCAGGAGGCATTGCACCGATAGTGGGGCTTTGTAAGCGGAGATTGTATTCAGATGGAGAGTCATATACGGTATCTAAATATTCTTGTGTGTCTGCAGCTTGCTCTTGATCGGAAAAAGCCCGGCCAAAAAAATCAGCGGCTTGGTTGAACGGGCTCCGCATTTTGTTTAAGAAGTCTTCTTCCTAATATACTCAGATGCTCGACGACGAGCTTCGCGTGCTTTAGCTGTATTAGGAACTTGAGTATTTACAGGTCTGTCGCCGCGTGTCGCACGCTTCTTGGCTTCGTCGGTAGCGCGACGTTCAGAAGGACTTAATGAAGCCCACGCGGCTTTAGGTAGATAACGTTCAGTCCTACCTTTTTCGCGAGCTAAATCAGCCATTACACGTATGACCCGCCAGCCTGCGTGGGCGAGCCCGTCATCCGGGACACAGTCGCAGATTTTAAAAGATCGTCTTTCGTAGCATCCAAAAGACGATTCCAAAGTGCCAAACGAGTGGCATCGGACGTGTCTTGATACAGCTCATCGAAGAGTTTTTCGGATGTAACTTCGTCGAGAACATCTTCCCGGAAGCTATCCTCTCCGCCTGAAAAAAGCTTGGCTAAATCAGAAGAACTGTAACTAGAGGCCATTACTTAGACTCCTTTTCGTACTCTTCACGAGTTTGCCAATCTTCCTTTCCCCAACGAGAAAGTCGGTTAGACGAAGACTTACCGCCTTCGTAACGGCCGCCCGCTTCTTTATAGTACTTAGTTGCGAGCTGCATCGCACGGGCGCTGTGCCCGCCTAATTTCTTACGTGCTCGGGCTTTTGCGCGAGCCCACTTTTCGGGATCTTTTTTCTTAGCGATCTCAGCCATTAGTAAAAAACGTATACGTGTTCAACAGTACTGATACCGCTAATAGAGGTTATGGAAACGGGTAAATGAACATCCGTGCGTATGTGCTGAAAAGTCATCGGGGTTCCAGGAGCATCCGCTAACGTAACCACCAAAGTCTTATCTGCGTTTTTATTAGCGTTTTCGACATAGATACCGCGGCAGGCAGCAAAATTGCTGTTAGTACCGGATGCGTTAACTAAAAAACCGCTTGCGTAGGGGAGTGAAGCACTAAAACCGTAATAACTGCCAAAAGCGCGAACGTCCATACTAAAAAATTTCCTTCAGCTCAGTTTAGACGATTCCTGGGCTTCTTCGATCAATCGATCTAAGTACCATGCGCATTTTTCCAAATCCTCCACGCCGTTTTTATGTTCTGTCCGCCAGAGATATTTGAGGCAAGCTCCGCGGCAATATGCTTTGAACCCTTCCGCCCCTAAGGCAGCCTTCAAAGCATCAATGCACTCGATAGCCCCTTGCGTATAGTGCTTAGGGTGATGCACAGCATCGTTTTCAGACAGGATTGAACCAAAAAATCGTTCCATTGCGGGATTCAATAAACTTTCGAAGTCTATATGCGTCGCCTCTATTGAGCGTCTGATACAAAATTCTTCCCTGGAGCTGGTATCCGACGGTCACAAAGGCAGCGCCTCCGCCAGCCACTTTAAACCAGACTTATTAGATGATCACAGTCTAACAAACTTCCATGAAGTTCTTTTAACTTTGGAGAATATTTGAGATCGTCGTGACGAATAAGGCCACTGGGGTGCAACTTATACACTCCGTTTTCTTTCCGCATGGGAACACAACGTCTATGTTCGTATCCTGAAGGGATATTCTCGAACGTAAGTCCAAGCGAACTACGATCCGCGATAGGCCAGTTTCGGATTCCAACCTTGGCGTAACTTTTCCCCGGATCGCAACTTTCAGAACGAATGTAAACCTCAGCATCGAATTGATCGAGAATCATCGCGCCGTAATACGGATTAGCCAGCTGGATAAAAAAATGAACTTCGCGATCAACGACTAAAAGCTTAGGGACCGTAAATCCCACACGGCCCCAGATACTAGGGGTCTCTCGCGACAACGAATACGAGTAGTAATTGTCAAAAGCAATTTTCTTATCTTCAAATAACTCATATCGAACAAAACCAGGCTCTAAGCCCATCTGAGCAAGACGCGGTTTCCAGCGAGCCCAATATGTAAAATTCTCCCAAAGAAGAACCATGTCGTTCTCCTGGTAAATATAGAAATCTGCGACTCTATTAAGGACAGCTAACGCTAGGTCAGTTTTATGAGCCCAGGTAAGATACCAATTTTCATATTCCGGAGAAGCGACTTTTATCTCAATAGTCTTATTTGAGACTGTTTCTAATATTTTCGCTAAATCCTCAACACAGTTTTGAGACTCGTAATCTACGTAAACATGAATACAAACATCGCAAACAAAATCATTGTACGCTTTTACAACATTTATAAGAGGATCTATCCTACTCAGAGGACTGTGCGCAGTTACAGCAACCCATATTTTTTTACCTTTCATATCAGGCTCGGCCGGGCCGAGAGCTTTTTGCACTGTAGTGTCTCCCACGGGGGCTGAATCAGTACTCAATTGAAAACTCCCCTCGGCGCTGTAAATACGCAATAAGCCAAGTGTATGCGTCTAAGAGGTCGTCATGCGCTGTGGCGCCGACGTTGATCAGCTGATCGAACAGAGCGTCGAACTTACGGTACTTGTTGAACGTGATTTTCTTATTTTCTAGCAAACCTAACGTTCCGCGGAAACGGGCGATTTTGTCTCCGCGAAAACCCTTGACTTCATGAATATGTAAGTTGCCTAGGTCCCTATCGTTAATCAAAACTCGCCGTAAGTCCGCCGCCAACGACGCTTGGTATGCTACAGACTCGACCACGAGGGTGATCGTGGAGTATGTCGGCATATATTGCCCGTCATGTTGCGTCAAAATGCCCCATTCGAGCAACATATCACACAGAAGGTCTATTTTTTCAAGATTTCCGATGGAACGACACTGGTGAGCATCGATTATGTAGTATTTATCCTTTAAACGCCCTCCTAACACAAAAGCTGTGTAGTCGCTGGTCTCGTTCTTGCTTGCTGAGAGGTCAATACCGACTGCGAGGCTGTCAAATTCAGTTACAACTTCTCCTTTAACGAGCAGATCGGGAGAAACGACCAGATCAGAGGTCATCACGGGCTGCTGTTGATACTGATAAGCAAAAGCCACGGGGTCTAGCTCTTTCTGACCTAACAAATAGTCAGCAGACCACTGTTCCGGCCAATAACTGACTGGTTCCCCCTTGTTATCGTACGTAATAGCCTCTTGCGTCACCTGTTTCCACCCTTTAGTGGGTACAAACATGGTTTTATGGATATCTAGAGGATGGAAACGAGTTCCAAGACAGATAGAACGCCCACCTTCGAAGATAATTGGTGCAATAACGGACGACCAGTTGTTATTCATCTCATCCCGGATAGCCGGGTTCTTAATATCCGCACTAGATTTAATAGGGTCATCTACGATAACTAGGTGTGCACGTTTAGACGTAATGGAACCTCGTAGACCGGCTGCCCTTAGAGTAAATTCTTCATCACCGATACGCGGAATACCTGCGTAATCGAAATCAATCGACCAACCGATGTCCGACTGCATGCCGGACTTCAACTGAACCCTCGGAAAGATCTTACGGAACTCAGGAGAGTCAATAAGCTGTCGAATAATTCGACTTTTGGGAATAGCAGTGGCGATGTTATACGAAACATAAATAATCTGTAACGGCCTCTGGGCGGTTGTATGCCTCCCAATAATCCATGCGGTAAATAAGTTAAGTACAGTAGACTTAGCGCTACCACGTGGGCTCAAAATATCAAGGTTAGGCCCTGCGATATCGAGTAAATACTTATTGGACTCTCCCGTTATTAGGTGGTGATGCCATTCCAGCATGTGCTTTGCCGGAGGTTTGTCCAAGATTGTGCAAAACGTCTGAAAATCATCAGCCGCTTTGGAGTAAATAGAGTCAATAGAGCTTATTGTGCTTTCTTGTGCGCGCACGGCACGCATCTGAGCGCCGCGGCGGTAGGCAAAAGTTTCCCGGCTCGGCATGTCAGTAAATTGACAGTGTTGCTATATTACCCGTATCAAGAGGATACTTCAAGAATGGCGAAAGTTCTCTGGTACGGAGACATTTGCAGTAACACTGGGTTCGCACGTGTAACTCATAGTGTACTGGATGTGCTGTGTAAAGAGCACGAAGTAACCGTTTTAGGTATTAACTACGCTGGAGATCCTCACGACAAACCCTACAAGATTTATCCGGCGTCCACGCTGCATTGTCCGGATCGATTTGGAATCCCGCGTATTCCAGAAGTCATTGAAAACGTAAAGCCGGATGTAATCATCTGTCTAAACGACATCTGGGTCGTGAACCAATTCTGGGAACGCTGCCAGTTCCTAAAAGATAAGTTTAAGTTCAAATTCATCGCATACTTCCCGGTGGATAGCGAGCGCTACTACCCGGATATGCTGCGGAACATCCCGCATTGGGATCTTGCTGTCACATTCACTGTGGGATCCGCGCATCGGATCATCGATCACGGCGTGCAAGCGGCCAAACTAGGTGTGCTGCCGCACGGGGTGGACCTCAGCAAGTTCAGCCCAATGCCGCGCGACGAAGCTCGGGACAAGCTCGGCCTGCCTAAAGACAAATTCATCGTTTTTAACGGCAATCGCAACCAACCACGCAAACGAATCGATCTAACAATCCAAACCTTCGTTAAGTTTGCGCAGGACAAGCCTGACGCCATGTTGTATCTGCACATGGGCGCCAAAGACATGGGATGGGACATTATCCCGCTGTTCCGCCGTGAGTGCGAACGAGTCAAAATCGATGGCGCTCAACGTCTGATCCTGACATCGGAGAACATTAACTACATGCAAGCACCTCCAGATGAGATGCTGAACACGATTTACAACGCATGTGACGTTGGTATTAACACCGCAGATGGCGAAGGATGGGGCCTGGTGAGTTTCGAGCACGCAAGCTGCCGTAAACCCCAAGTTGTCCCGGCCCACACTGCGTGTCTTGACATCTGGGATGAGGCTGCGCAGCTCGCAGACATCGCAACGTGGGTTGTCGACAAAGATCTTGGGGTTGAACGCGGTCTGATTTCTGTGAAATCAGCCGTCGATTGCCTTAACGAACTGTATTACAACAAAAAGGTTTACGACGAAGTCGCAGAAGCGTGCTTTGCCGTGACACAACGCCCCGAGTACCGCTGGGAATCAGTTTCCGCCGGTTTCTCTGCGGCTATTAACGATCTTTTGGCAGCCTAATGAACATCACATACCGTTTCTTCCACGCAAATAGCGATGTTGTGTACCCGATTAAGCGCGAGCGTGAGGGTATACCCACTGTCTATACACAAGCAGAGAACCTAGGGGGCAGTTTTAAGCGGATCCTGAGGGGTCTGCCTGCGCACAACGTTGCCAACTTCAGCCCCAGCATCGTCAAGCACAACGGTAAAACCTATATCGCGTGGCGCTCCCAGCCGGAGCCTTTCGGATTCCGGCACGACATGAAGTATTTCTATCTAAATAATCAACCAACCGACATTTACATCGGAGAACTGGCTGACGATCACACGATCGTGGGAACTAAGAAGTTACGTTCCAAGAAACATCGCCTCAGCTACGAAGATCCGCGCCTCTTCGTAGGCCCAGATGACAATTTGTACGTACAGTTTGTCGCTTCGACATACGCCAGTCGCTACGACAATCGTCCGGACAAGCTG